CCAAGTATAAGAAGCCGCGCGCGCCGCGTCAATCCTATTGACACAGATTCATGATGCGCTATAATGCCTCCTTGTTGTGCGGGGTAGAGCAGTGGCAGCTCGTCGGGCTCATAACCCGGAGGTCGTGCGTTCGAATCGCACCCCCGCGACTCTCTGAGAAGCCCCAGAAATGGGGCTTTTTCTTATCAACCGACCCTTAAACCGACCCTGATTGGTTGAAATTAAATGAAAAAGTGCGCACACTGTAAGGAAATTAAGCCCCTTACAGAGTTCGCTTACTCCAACAAACTTTTAAAAACACACCAAAAACATTGTCGCGATTGCATGCGTGAGTTTAACCGTGCCAGCTACAAACGCCGCTCAGACGACACTAAAGAAAGAATCAGATTAGAAAGACAACGCAAAGTTGATGAGGCAAGACAGTTCATCTGGGACTATCTATCAACCCACCCTTGCGTCGATTGTGGCGAGTCCGATCCAGTTGTCCTAGAATTTGATCACATCAAGGGCAAGAAACGAATCTCTATCGCTGATATGCCAAGAGGTGGGTATTCTATAGAATCAATTGCGGCCGAAATTGGGAAAACTGTTGTACGCTGTGCCAACTGTCATCGAAGGAAGACATCTGAGGAAAAAGGTTGGTTTAGGGGTTAACCCTTTAGAGCTCTGGCGTGTTTCTCGTAGACTTCCTTTGAAATTTGCAGTTTCGTTCCCTCCTGTAGTCGATAATAGGTGCGCTTCTTCATCGTCACCGATTGGATGTGTGGGATCGATATAGCTCGATCTTTGAACCACACTATTCCCCGTTGTCCCGAAGTCGAAGCTGCTTTTAATATCTCTACCTCCTTGGAAGTCAACTCGGTTTTTTCGTTTCCTACATTTACGATCCAAATCTCCTCACAAGTTACTTGCATCGATTCCTCGCTTGTTGCCATCGGCCTCCTTCCTAAGTTTCATAGCATCGCTCTTTACCCAGTTGCGGAGTGTTGCATACCAGTTCTTTTTCTGCCGGCCTGTTGATTCATGCCAGTTGATCATGTCATCGTACTTCGATCTGACAAAGGCGATGGGAACACAATAAAACCCTGCTATTTGCGTAAATTCGTTTTCCCCTAAACTCTTGATTGAACCGTAGCCCTTAGAGAGGGTATTAGTCTTCTTAAGTGTATTAGTCTTCTTAGTGTGCAGCTCCTGCACATGGATGGTGTCGTCATCTGCACATGGATAGTCACCATGTGCATCTCTTGCACTTGGATAGTCTTTCCACTCTGTTTTATCTAGCAAAGTGTATATATTCCGCAACCACTCTCCCTTGGAGTTCCGTTCCCTTTCGATTTCTATTATGTTCCATTCTTCTAAGATTTTGATCTTATCAATAACAGTTCTTCGGCCCATTCCGGTTTCTTTTGCAATTAGACTCTGAGCGGGGAAGGCTGTTTGAGAGTTATCGGCGTGGCGACAAAGGGAGAGGTAGACTGCTGTGGCGTGGACTCCGAGTTTTCTGGCATATCCATTGAGATAGATATTGTCTACTATGAAGTAGCCTTTGTTGCGTTTATCCCGCACCTTTGAAGGTCTTTGCATACTTCAAATTGACATATTTTTGACAGTCTGTCAACAAGTAATTTAATCCCGCTTCTGGAAGCTAGTAACTACCCGAAACTAGCCTCCAAAGTCGTTATTAAAATTCACTCGCAAACTTCTCTGTTCTCCTCAAGACAATTTCTGATAGGTGGTCTTCCAAGAAACAAGACATTACATAGATGAGGTATTTCGGATCGGTGGATGACAAGCTCACATTGATGCCATCATCATAATTCACTCTAACCGCGTGTTTTTCTTTCAGCGTTGAACTAAGAGGATGAAGATATTTCTCTATTTGATTGAATAGGGTATGGACATTTGCACGAGTCTTGCCATTATTGCGACCAGTGATAGAGAACATCCACTTATCTTTGTTGGTCTTAGGCACTGTGATTGATATGTATTTCATTCCATAAAAAAAGGGAACCGCCGTTGGAACCGATTCCCTTTACGAATATTCTAGTGTTTCCAACAGTCTAATGTCAATCTACCAAAATCTCCTCGGGTATGTCAATAACCCTTTCCATCTGGTGTACGTGTCTTGCCAATGCGCCAACTGAGGTTGCTGCTGCAAAGAGCCAATCATCCAAGTAGGGTTGACCTGCCTCAGTTTTACGCAAGATATCCCGTTTGGTTGCTGTTGCCCAAGCATACATAAAGCCAAAATAGGCAACAGACAGTTCACGTTCCTTTAGACTATCTTGGCAACGCAGCGATTCGTCTGCTAATTCATCCAGTATGTAGACTACTCTCTCTAAGTTTTCCATCGTCATTCTCCTATAACTAAACTAGACTTTTCTATAGCGTCTTGCTGTTGGGCCTCAGGGATTGTGACAGTTCGATATGTGTCTAGTGTTCTCAAGATTTCATCGAAGTCGATGGGCTTCCCAAGTTTCTTCTGATGGGCGATGAGGTAAAGCCAATCCTCTGCAAAGTAAATCAAGAGGTCTAGTTGGTAGGCTGTCGAGGGTTGTTCATCTGGATTGTGTTCAAAATCCTGAGCCCATTTCTTTGCATAGTTCAGTGATCCAATGACATTCTGTTTTTCATCTTGTTCCAAACTCCACATGGTTATTCTCCTATAGCTACTCTCCAACTTTCGGGATCAAACAGATTCTTTTTGGTCACCTCCTCCTCAACCTCGATAAATGCAGGTGAGTCATAATAGTATTTGGGTGCTACTCGCTCTTGCGCCCTCTCGACTAACTTAGTTAAGTAGACCCCAGCCATGATCTGGCGCTCCTTGGGGGAGCTGTCAAACTGCCAGCTTTCAATCGAGAATGGTGGCATATCCTCAATAGAAATATCGCGATCTAACATGAAGAACCGCCCTTGTCGTTCCTCGGCGCACACACTTACACAAGCGCCTGTATGGGCGTTTATGCAAAGATTTCGACACCAGAGGGGTGGTATGTACGTTTTCAGCTCTTCCATGTCTTAGATCTCATCTTACGCGCCCGCGGCCATGCTCTCAATGCACGGCCAGACTAGAAAAGAAAGTCCAGCCGTGTCATCTACGGTCTTCGTCCGACAAACAGGCTCTTTTCCATTTCTTCTACCTGCGGAGCGATCCACAGTTCCCGTCCACACTTTTGGCAGACATACTTCTGTACCACTTTCAGTGGCAAGCTATATGTATCCAGATAGTGCTTCACTTTGTCGGGCTTGTCCTTTGTGGGTGGTACTTTGACCATCGGATTTCCATCCGAGATGCAAGTTGGAATCCATCCACCTTTTGGCTTTGCCTTGATGACAAAACGGTCAAGAAGAAACACCAAGATTCCGAACATCAGAACCAAAACTGCAAACAACATTGGCTATCACCTTCCTTTCTAATCTGACCTACTCCACGTCAGACGTGGGCTAATCGGGTACGATACTCCTGTCCCGTAATAGCTACTTGGATATACCGAGCTTATCCTTGGGGTCGTCGAGGTTTCGATTGTTGACAATCCGCAATGCATCTTTGACATGAACCGCTCGACCATTCTTTAAAAGCTGCTCCTTAAGCTCGACCATTTGAAATACATCCAGCTCGGCTCGCTCGACAAATGTGGTTTCATGCACATAGGCGATACAGCCCTCTTTCTCTTGTTCGTTGACATATCGCCGCATCAACATCCTTCGTTTGCCAAGATTCTGTATCCAGTTGGCCTCTTGGAGATACTGACCCCGATCTCCTTCGGCCGTTGGGTTTGTTCCTTCCTTTGGCGCGTCAAACTTGACCCTAGTTGTTTCGTACTTGAACATCTGCTGGGCAAGCTTGTAAGCATCGTCAAGGTTGTCCATCTGGAAGGTTATGAGATTGCCAAGATTCCAATACTGCTTCATCAAGGTGTCTTCTAGCTGCCAGAAGGCTTGAAGGATGATCACCGGCATGAGTTTTCGTGATCGGAAGTAAGTCGAGATCTGTCCAAGGGACTTCGCCATTCCCTTAATTTCAAACAGCTTGTACACCTCATCAATCACCAACAAGACCGGCTTGTCTTTGGGGTTATGCGGTATGCGTTGATTAATCACAGCTCGAAGTGAGGCGAACTCATCCCAGAATGTCCAAGCCTGTGCTTCATCTTGGTTGGCTAGTTTCTCGCCACTAATGATGTAGATAAGCCCCTTCTCGATGATCTCGTTGTAACTTACCCCCGGTCGCGGATATCCATACTTGGCTCGTAAGGGATCTGTTTCAATAACCTCCAAGGCGGTGATAAGCGACCCGATGCGCGATTCTCGTGCAGGTTGTGACAGATTCTTGAGTAGTTCCGCTTCAAGATACCACTTGGCGCTTGGCGCTTTCTTTCCATATTCCTCGATGGCTTTCTCCAGAAGTCCGCCCTCATAAGTATCGATGAGCAGTTTCTTGGCCTCCGTGATCTGCCATGATTCACCTACGTCATCGGTGATCTCAAATATCAGCCTAAACAGTTCGGGTGCGGTCGTCGAGATAGCTGTTGCCATTGTCGGGTTACGTTCCATCTTTTCGTGGTTCAGCTCTTTTAATATTCCGACAGCCTTTTGGACCAGTTCCTCTTTGGTCAGTCCATAATCAGAATGAAACATCGGTTTAGGCACTACCCAATTTGGGTGACCTGGCATATCAAGAACAACCCTACTTCGTATACGCGCCCTCTCCTCAGGGGGCAGCCCTTCCATAGTCAGTAGAATTTCATTGGTCAAAGATCCCGAAGCATCAAATACGACAACTGGTCGGGTCGGATACGTTCGGGCGTAGGTCATGATCATGTGGGCGGTTGTAGTGGTTTTGCCTGTTCCGGGGTTACCCGATATCCCTAGTCCCCGAGTAAGTGAATCAAAGTAGACCATGTCGTCTTTGACCTCTTTGACATCAGGGAAGTCAGGATGATTTGGTTCTCGTCCCCCAAGCAATAGATCAACTAGATCATGTAAATTAAGCATAGAGATTCACCTTTTCACCTCGCCATGTATAGATTGGCTTACTAAGCTGCTCTCCCGTAGGTGTTGAATAGAACATCCGGCTGTCGCAGAAGAAGAAGTCGTTTCGCTCATACCGCGCTGCCAGTTTGTCTACCTCCCATTCAGGAGCTTCAATCACATAGACCAATATCGGCTTTGCCGACAACTCACGCTCAAACTTCCCCATCCCTTCCTTGTACGCCTGTAGCTTCTTCTCGATCAGTTTCTTTCGCTTGAAGTTATTAGCCGTTGAATACTCGAACAAAATAGCCACCTCTCCATAGCGCACCGCAAACTCTGGAACTGGCTTGAATCGCTTCGCTCGAAATTCTCTCTCGCTTACGTAGTCCCCGACCTTTGACTCATGGAATCTCAACAGCGCGTCCGTACAGTACAGTCCATGCGTAATCGAGTAGTCATCTACCTTCTGGCTCCCTACCACGCTATAGAATAATTTGTTGCCGTATCCTCGGACTTTTCGTGCCTTTAGCTTCCTCTTTTCGACCAGTCTTTTCAGTGAATACTCCACCCCTCCCACTCGTTTCTTATCAGGTGCGATAGCACGAACAAAATCCTCCATAGAGGCCCAATGAAAAAAATATGCCCAATCAAAAACAATCTTCTGGTTAACTGTAAGTGCTTTCATCAGAGTATTTATGCTGGAGAGTGAGCAGATCCTCCACCCACTCTCCAAACATCTTATCATCTAGAAAATCAGCCAAAACAACCAAACCGTGATGTGGGACAGAACTACAAATCCCACCAAGAACTGAATGAAAGCCACCGCACACAAGATGTAGTAGGTGACTCGCTCCCACCGCGTAGGTATCCATCCTTTGTCAATTGCCTGCTGCGTCCATTCACTGGCGAAGAAATCAACCGCACGAGGTAGGCTGATCAATACTGTGACCAGTGCCAAGACCATCATGCGGAAAATAGCCACCGCCATTCGAGCGACTACAGGCGATACGATACGAACCAAATACAGAACTATCCGAATGATTCGTCCCATGCACACACCTCCACCCACGATCCATCCTCAACCACCACGATGAGGGCAGGATCAATCAACACTGCCGTTACTACCAATAAGGGGATAGCCACCACCACCGAAAGGGCAGCGACCACCATTGCAACGACTGCACCGAGCAGCCCGATCAGACCAGCCTTCACAACCGTATAGTCGCGCTGTGTCTGGCGATCCTTTTTCGGGGCCATCAGAGTGAGTGGGGCTTCGTGCGCTACGATCATCCCCTTGATGGGGACTCCAGCGTTTTGCAACAGCTCCACACGGCGCAAGGCTTCCTGTGGAATCACAGACGTGTCTTGCTCGATGGGGACGTACCACCACTCATCGTGGTACACTGGCTCGGTGAGTACCCCACGTCCTTCAAGGGCGCGGAAGGTCACACGGTTCTTGCGACCCACCTCAACTGCTAACTTCGCTTGTTCCGACTTCACTAACTTCATGCTTTGCCTCCATAGCTTTTTAAAATACAATCGGATACCTAACGTAAGTGTCACACGTTAAATAAATTTAAGAGTTTCGAGTTTTTTACACTTTCGGGGGTGTAGGATTTAATGAGTGCCGAAGAAATTAAAGCCCGAATTAATCTCCTCACAGACACGGAAAGAGAGGTTTTACGGGTAGTTTTCGAGCATCCTGATCTCTCGGATAAGTCACTCTCGAAAGATAGGAGAGTTGGACTCCACTATCTCGACCACAGTTCCAGCACAATACGAAACATAAAAGCTGAGGCCTTCGCTTGTATGAGGCCGTTCACTCAAGATCAGTTTGCCCCTTACATACTTGGGACTGTGGTTGAGGAACCCGAACCAGAACCAATTCCTGAACCCGAGCCTGAAGAAGTACCCGAGCCTGATCCTGACCCCGAAGAAGAACCCCAAGAACAAACAGAAGAAGAACCGACCCCGATTCCTACAATCATCGAGGGTGTTAGCGATCTGCCCCCTCAACCGCCAATCAGAGATCAACGCCACCACACACTACCGATACTGATAGGTACTATTCTTTTAGGTCTACTGGGGATTGCGATTTGGCAATTCATAGGCAGACAGAATCTTCAACAAAGGATAGACAACATCATCCCTGAAGTTGTTGAAGTTCCGGTTGTCACTGAGGTTCCAGTTACGGTGGTTGTGACGCAGCAAGTCGAGAGGGAAGTGACCAGAGTAGTTGAGATGATTCAGACTGTACCAGTAGAGGTGACTTCACTTGTTGCGGCCGTCACTGAAGTACCAGTAACAGTCGAGGTGACTAGCGCTCCCCCTACTACTACGCCAACGCCAGAAGCCACGCCCTTTCCCCCTGACTTTATCATCTCAGAGGATTTCGACGACCTTGAAATTGATCCGCTCCTGAACCCGAGTGGGGATTACTCAATCGTCAATGGATTACTGCACGGCCCATTCACTTTTAAGGTAGGTGATGAGTCATGGCGTAATTACACAATCACGTTCTTTGTTAGTGGGAGCGTCCAATACGACTGGAGATTGCGTGTGAGAGAAAACGATACAAGCTATCTTGAATACCACGAAGATGGGGGTGGTGGGGGTTGGTCGTATGTGAGCGGTAGCAGTTCTGGTTCAATACCAGATTCAAATCCTGTTTGGGTCGGTGACGTTGAGGTAATTGTGGAGGATGGACGGATAATGCATGTAGAAAGAGGAAGAATCGTTTTTGCCAACACCTACTCCGATAATGGCGGGATCAGCTTCACAATGAACGGCCACTCTACGTTTGACAATCTCGTCATCACACGCAACGATTAGAGCAAGGCTTTCAGCAAAGCAACTGCTGTGTCAATGCTTTTAAAGTGCTCCATTCTTCGCTCATTGGGATAGAGCATAATAGCGTGTCCGGGTCTACCACTACTGCCTGAGATCCCACGTTTTCTAGCCCAAGGGTCAACCTCCTTGTACGTTCCGCCAATTACCCCGATTCGGTCTTTACCTCCCTTTTCAAAGTGAAGCGCTTCCGATTGATGCGTGTGGCCGAGAAAGATAATGTCCGCCTGTGGGTATTCAAAATCCATGAACCGCTTACAAGCATTGGTCGGGTTTAGCTTACTTGTTCCCCAATACATATGGGTCATGGCTAGATCGTAAGTGACTCCCATCTTGATATGAAGTAGTCCACCAGTTGTAAATACTGGCGCTCTCAGTTGGCCCAAAAATGAATCGTACCAGTCTTGCCCTGCTCGGCCTCCGAAGTCATTGTGATTACCAAAGCCCATTGCACCTATCTTGCCTTTTTCATCTAAGGGTTTGACTTTCTCAAACCAAGCTCTTGATACCTGTTGAGGTGGTATGGGGTTCTCCATCATGGCAGAAGCCCACTTGCCCGTGGCGTTGAAGTTGTCGGTATCATCGCCGTTTATGACCACATAGGTATTTGGCGTGTTTTCGACTAAATCGAAGTGCTGGTTTATCAGGTTGACATCAACGAATATGGATCCGTAGTGGGGGTCGGTCATTAAGAGTATGAGGATAGGTTTGTCTGGGTGATCGAGTCTGGGGGTGAAAGTGGCCTCGATCTGGCCTATGTCAAAATCAGTTAGAAAGTCTTGGGTGTCGTTTAGTATCTCGTCTACTTGGCTTGGGTTCCAAGGTCTGTCTTTTTTATCAGGGTAGATTCTATCCAATTAAATAGTCGTTTTTGCCCATAAACTTGCTCCAAATGATATAATGGAAAGGTGCGTACAGGAGGGGTAGTTGACTGGACTCAGCTTGAAACCCCTCCTTTTTTTATTTGGTCTTGTTCGGAACTGCGTACACCAATCCTGATGTCACTACCAATGTAAGCGCCTCCGATATAGACATATCGTTAGTGATCCCTACTCTGGCTAACAATCCAAGCACTACAGCTACAACCAAAGGTACAATGGCTTTGTTGTATGGTGCTACGTGTTCTGATAAAAGATTCTTCATAGATGATCACCTCCGCCCGCTTTTGGTAACTCTCCTCATATGGCTTTTCTTGACCCGATCATCGCCTTTTTGTCGGACATCTAGGTCAGTTGGTAAGTAGACCTCGAGCTGATTGGGGAAGTTGTTTCCGTCTGGCACGACTCTCATACTCACCGTGTCTAGTATCTCTCTGGGAGTTGCCGGCCGTCGTCCGAATACATCCTCCTCGTCCCTTTGGGGGTAGGTGTCTAGTAGTTTCTTTTGTAGTTCATTCATGCCCTCAATACATAGATAGTTGTGGTGATCCACAGGAGCCACATACCTCTAGTTATCATATAGAAAGCCACTTCATCTTTCTTGGGTGCTTTAAAAAAATACAACTTAATCATCTTGATCCACAATAGCAGTTCCCTGCTAGTTTTCTCAACCGCCACTTCTAACTTCACCTCAAGTGGGTATTTGGGTTTCGTCATAAGACTACTTTTCAGACCTGCTAAGAAATACAGCTAGGCTGAAAAGAGAATTAGCCAACCTACCCTTGATAGAGCTTGGCGGTAATACGATACGTTTCTCAACTACTCTCTCAACTGGAACTTCCTTCTCAATCTCGATGATTGTTGGGGGCTGGTTCTCGCATACCTTTAACCTACGTTGTAGATCATCAATGTCGCGCTTCTGATCTCTTAGAATGCTTCTAAGAGCCTGTAGCTCAACGTTTCCAAAGGGATCGCCTACTGGGATAATAGTTTTGTCTTTGAACTCAATCGGGGCTTGCGTATTTTCTTCGAACTTTTTGGGCCTGAGCCATCCGAGTACGTGGTCATAATTCCTACGTTGTACGTGGGCGCTTGTACCCAGCGGGTTATTCTGCTCGAAACACATGAAGGTGCTTGTTGTACCACCACTGAGAGCAATGGCGATGTGTCCTGCTGGTCCATATCCGCTACTCCAAACTACCAGATCGCCATCTTCAGGGATCGCGTTGGGGGTGTTGGGAATCAGATCGAAGTATTCTTTTGTAACTGGTTTGGGGTTAGTGTAGACCTGAAAGGCGTAGAGATTTTGGATTGTAGCTTTGGGATATCCGAGAGCGAATACCCATGTGTAGGCTAGATCCATACATTGATAGATTGCCTCTCTGTAGGATACCTCAACAAACTGTCCTTGGAGGTTCTCAACGAACTGGTTTAGTTTATCCCTCATAGATCAGTATAGCATTTCATTGACTCCTAAGTCCCATTAGTCCTAGTACACCCAAAACGATTGCGGTGATGACCGCTAACACCACCCTGCCAATATTGGAGGCAAGGTTTTCAACAGGCTTCAGTCTTTGATCTAGCTCTTGTTTGGTGACATAGGTGTGATCTATTTTGGTGTTCAAGTCCCTTATCGAGTCTTTGATCTCACTAATGTCATTCTCGATATTTGTTATCTGGTTCGCCATGATTCCGAGCTTTATTTCGTTCTTTTGTCCTGTTGATTGATTTGGCATGTCATCCGACTTTTTTCATTGTAGCATTTTTCAATTATCGATTTTTGTCTTATTGGTTCAGTTGTCTGAGTTATCAATTTTAGAACTTGATGTCCAGTTTTGGGAATCATCAATTTTGGTCTGGGGAGTCCAATTGTCCGAATCATCGATCTTCTGCATTAGCGCCCACGTCTTTATGACATCTGGTGTGGGGATAGATACACCAAAGTTAATCAAGACCGGAGAGACAAGAGCGTCAATCGAGAAACCTGCGGCCAACTCTGGAACTACGAATGTGATCACAGAAGAACTTGTAACGGCCGTGAAGCTCGTCCCTATTGCGGTAACAGAAGGAACAGTGAATGTTATGCCAACTGGGGATACGGCCGCATTCGCTATTACACTTGCCGTCAGAGCAGGAACTGCAAATGTGATTGCTACAGGTGACACTTGTGCATTGAATATGCCTTCAAAGGTTGCGGTTGTTGCGGGGACTGTAAAAGTGCTTGATATCGGAGCTACCCCCGCTGTCTCTACCTGAATATATGTAGCATTAACCGCTGGTACTATATATGTAGTGGCAACGGGTGCTACATCAGCGTCTAGTACTGCTTCATAGGTGGCTGATGTGGATGGTACTGAGAACGTGCTTGAGATTGGGGCGACACTGGCTGTTGCTATCTGTATGTAAGATGCGGTTGTTGAAGGAACTGTGAAATTGGCGACAACTGGAGAAACACTAGCCGTCTCGTCAAAGGAAAAAGGAATCTCAGTCGAATATGTCGGGCTTGCAGGGGAGAAGCTCAGATCGTTTCCGTTAGAGGTTTCGTCAGCAAGACTGGTGTTAAACTTCCAATAACCGACAAGTCCTGCTTCGTCACCATTGAGCTCAGTATCACGGTTGTCATCTATTTCCCCTGATGTTCTGACGTCACTCCAGACTCTTACGTCGTCGATCTTGCCATCAAAGAAGTCCGTACCTTCTCGTGCCATACCGATAGCAAAATCTACCGTGCTGTCCTTGATATCGGAGATGTTGTTGTCGACAATTACAGTACCGTTCCCTTGGCTTACTCCGACTATGAACAATTCAAATTCCGAGGCGGTAGCCTGCGATATATCAAATGTAAGTGCGAGGTGGAACCACGTTCCATCGGTTGCGGGTGTCCAGTTCCATCTGACAACATCTTGACTGCCTGCACTGTTGTAGACTTGTGCCTGAATCTTAAGTGTTCCTGCGTCGTTGTATAGTCCCCACTGAAAGGTTCTGTTCGAGCTGGATACTGCATATTTGGTAATAAGCGGCATCATCGTATCGCTCGATGGTGTGGACTCAAATTGGAACTGTCCTTCAAGTGTGAAGTCCCCTGTCGGGTTAAGATCTGTTTGATCTCCGTCGCTGATGTAAGCGTACTCGGAGTTACTTGCTTCCAGATCAAGAGAGCGAGGAGCTGGCTCACTGTACGTGGCTGTAGTAGATGGCACACTAAATGTAGTAGCTATAGGTGCTACACTGGCTGTCTCAACTTGCACATAGGCTGCCGTCAAAGCAGGAGGTGTGAAAGTAACTGATTGGGGTGCTACTGAGGCGCTTAGTACCGCATCGTAAGTGGCTGTTGTGGCTGGAACGGTATATGTGGTGCTGATTGGTGCTACGCCCGCTGAGAATGTCGCTAATGCAGCGATAGCAACTGCTGTGAATGTGGTTGCTATGGGAGATACTGAGGCTGTTTGTTCTGATTCGAAAGTTGCCGTGACTGATGGGACAGTGAAGGTAGTCGAGACAGGGGAGACTTCAGCTTCTTCTGTTCCCCCACTTGCTGTATAGGTGGCGTAGATGGAGTAGTCGTTAGTTGTAGCCCCTTCGCCCACTGGCGCTGTAGGTGTCGCATAACTATTGGGATTGGCTTGCCACCCCTGTTCCGCCGTACTATCGTAAGAGATACTCGCCGCAAAAGTCTCGAGGAATATCACCCACATTATATAGTCTGTAGAAGCGACGATCGACGGGCCTGTCGAATAATTTGCTGTATAGAGTACATCTGCACCTGTCCCAACTACATCGGCTGCATCAGTGACTCCATTGGTTTCTATAACATCTGCACCAGCATCTGTCAGTACCCCTTTGAAATTGGAAGTTTGCCCACTAAATTCGAGGAACCACACACTGGTCGAGTTAATAGTTCCATCTTCAGGAGCAGTTATTTTTAGTCCCCTGTAGACGTTATCACTCAAAGCAAACGCTGATGCACCATTGCTAGTCAGACCGAGTGTAGGATCAACCACCACTGGATAAACTGCCCTTTCAAGCCACTTCTGGTCTACGGTCACTGATAACAGCCCACTCGCCTCATCAATATTCAGCTCTGCCCACGTTTCTACTCCATTTGCATCAGTGACTTTCGGTCTGTAAATATGGAATGCTTTACCAGTTTTGTACTCCATCCCATCGGCTCGGTTCATTCCGCCTTTTATAGCGTGGTAGACTGCATATGAGCCGACCACATTTTCGGGTCTACTAGCACCTTCGTCTATTTCCTTTTGGGTAAGCGCTGGTTGATAATAGAAGTTGAGTCCCTTGGTCTGGATTGTGGCTGTTAGGACATTATTCTCTGGCTTCTTTGGAAGCACCCACTCAAACTCTAATCCACCATCTTCGCCTAATTCGCTGGGGTCAAGATCGTACTGATGTACTTCGTAGTCGGGGGTCTTGTACTTGATTAGCTTCCCCTCGGTTTCAACTACTGCGTCTGGGTGTTCTTGTGCACGCAGTGAGAAGTTCACTTCATTGTCCCATCTGCTTATCTTGGCTTGGGGTTTAAAATCAGGTTGTTTAGAATCGCCGATCTCCAGAGTGATGAGATCACGCGGATTGTCTTTTATATCCCTTGAGAGAGTATTTCCACTAGATTGAAATCTTGCTGAAATCTCGCTCGATAATCGTGTTGGTAGTTTGCTCATTGTTTTGTGTCGCCCATTTATGTTAAGATATTCTTATGGTACAAACCGTTTGCAAAACTTGTAATAGCGAATTTTCTACTTACCCTTGTCGGGTAAAAAATGGTTTTGCCAAATATTGCTCCAACCCATGTAAGAACAGAGCTATGATGGGTACTCATCGTGGACGTGAAATCCAAAAAGGTGAACATCTCTCTCCATCTACTGAATTTAAAAAAGGACAGAAGTCTCCCAATTTTAAAGGTGGACATAGAAGCAAAAGTGGATATCTGTGGATATGGAAACCGAAACACCACAGGGCTGGAAAATCTGGCTACGTTCTCAATTCCGTACTTGTAGCGGAAAAATCTATAAGCAGAAAACTTGCTGACGATGAACTGGTACACCACATTAACTGTGTCAAAAGCGACGACCGACCAGAAAATCTGAAAGTAATTAAAAAATCTGACCATATGAAAATACACAAATCCAGACTTGGAATGAAAAATAGCCCAGAGCATAAAAGGAAAATCAGTCTTAACCATAGACGTTATCAATCTCCAGAAACTAGAAAAAAGATCAGCGACACTATGAAACGACTTAAACTCTCTCCTCAACTGTATAAGTAGCCCTATACGGTCTTTGGGATTGCTCTTAACTTCTTGAATGAAGGTGTTATCTCGGACCTGATAGCGTTGCGAGACTTCTGGCGATTTTCTTGTCGGTATATCAGCCATCTAAATAAAAAAGCCAGCCTATCAATTCTGGCTGGCTACAATATCGAGCCTATCAACCGATAGGCATATCAACCTACTCAATCTTATGCACTTGCTCCCTGTATAATCCCTTCTGCATCCCAAGGTATATCGACCTGAGTTGCGGTAACAGGAATATCAGTGGTGAAGTCAATGAATGCTATGGGGATTGAATCAGTGTCATTTGTTACGTGTTTGTAAACCAATGCACCTTGAATTGCTCGTGTTGCATCTCCGCCCAATCCGGTGAATGAAGAATCGTTAGCATCAAATTCTGCTCTGTCATTGGTGTCGTCGATATTCACTGCCTCTGATGCTAAGGCGACTCGTGCGTATCCTGTTGAATCACATTCATCGAGAGTGCCAAATGCGTTCATTAGGTCAACATCAGCCTCTGTATCGGCCGTTGTATTAGTCATTAGAAGGGCAACACGGATATCGTGCGCGTTCAAATCAAGATCACCAGACATCATCTTAGCGATAGCGTTCTGATAGACGATTGAAGCCATTATTTGTTACCCCCTTTCTTACCCAGTCTAGATACCGGAAACCAAGTATTAACTCCACCACTCTTTGCCAAGACATAGGTGGCGTTCTTACCTGTCGGATTACCTTTTCTCTTTATCGGTTGGGTCTTTACGTCGAGGATGGTGAGCTTTTCACCATGAACTGTGGTTACTTTGTCACCTTTTTCGTATTTAGAAGCTGCCATAAGCGTCATAATGCTTACAACGCTTTACATAATGAGTATAACATACCCATAAAGGCTTGTGTCAACAGCAAAATACTGTTCTGCTATCAGACCGCTGATACTACTTTGCTACCTTCGACTATTGGTCTCCAAAGACATACGTAGTAGATGTTTCCTGCCGTGATGTTGGTCGTCCCCACTGTTTCGATGATATCTGCTCCGTTGGTTATGAGTTTCGGTCCAACTACATCCGCAAATGTAGCAGCTCTTACATCATCTACAGTTCCGTCAACCCAGATATCGCCTGCGGCAATATCAGTAGCGTCCGCCACTTGTGCCAGTAGTTCGGCCGTGTTGCCGGTCACTCCAACTTCAAGTGTCGCTGCTCCAACAAGGGTGGTCGTACAAACACCATAGAGCCTTACAAGCACATCTCCGGTGACATTAAACAGTGTCAATGGATCATTCGTGCCCCCATCATCTCCCCTAGCATTTGTTGTGCCACCTGCGAAGGCTGATGGTTCTGCCACTGCCACATAAAAGTCATCCAGTGATGGCAGTGGAACACCACCTCCATCTCGTGCTGGCGAATAGAATTTGTCTTCTAAATTATTACTACTCATAAACGTCACCTCCTTAACTATTCATCTTTGCCCCGCGTCGTCGAGGCAAAGTAGAGAGTCAAGAAAGCTAGGCTTCCTTAGTAACTACTCCGTTCGCTTGTGTTACCACCCATTGAGTTCCGTCGCAGAAAAGCTCAATGTAATTGCCAATAACACCTGCCAGTTGTACATACTTGCTTACAACAGCACTGCCATTGTAGTTGACCGCCTCACCTGCTTGTGGGTCTAGGCGGATAATCTGAGCTGCCAATGCGTGTGCTCTTACCACCTTACCCTTTGCATCGGCTACGGCCGGCAAGGTCAATACCTGTGTCCCCGCATCTCCTGCATTATCGAAAATGGTAGGAGTATCAAGGTCGGCCACTGTTATTGTGTAATCAGCAGTCTTTGTTGATACGGTTGCTGTTCTTGCATCAATGGTTGGATACGGAGGTATTAGTTTGCTATTCAAAGCATATACTCCGTCTATCAACCTACTCAAGTAATGTTTTACTTCTAAATTTTTCAGCATAATTGTGACTTTGTGTCTATAGTCGTCACCTCCTTTCGTGTGGAGCTTTTTGATGTAGCAGAAGCCCCGAAACTGCTAAGTAGAGTTGAGTTCAAAACCCTCTACTCAAGGTTCAATTAGAACGATAGTACGTTCTGGTTGAGTCGCACCATTAGGTCAGCTCCATCAGAGAATGTCTTGGTTCCAACTCCGATTATTCCTTTCGGAAGTTCGGCGAAACCTTTCTCCTTAGAATCGACCACTAGGTCAACAAACTGCAAAACCATGTCAACCGCACCTCGGATCATAAAGACCGCTTCTTGAGTTGCGCTTGTCCAAGTGTCAGTTGCATCAGTCAATGCTTCACTCACTGCTATATCTCCGTAACCTGTAACGGTTAGGGTATCAGCGGAGTTGCTGTTAACTGCGACCAATGACCTCTTTCGGCGCAGGATGAAGGATTGTCTTTCATCCATAGCTGTGTGTTCAGTACCTACAGTTCCACCTTGGTTTATCGCCAAAGCAAGATTTGCCCTAGATGTATCAACTGTCGATGAGTGGCGTAGTACGCCCACATTTCCAGCTGTGACATCGGCAAGGTCGTCTTGGAACTCAAATACCACTCCAGAGATGGTGATAGTGTCGCCATCTGAAGGGTTTGTTACCATGCTCAGAACACCAGTCCAAGGAAGGTTGTTGTTTTGTACAACAGTCCATCCTTGCCAAGGTCCTACAACACCGTTTGCCAGTACGGAATCACCAAGTCGGGTTTCACGATCGCTCTTTGCCCTTCGCAGTGTCGCCACTGTTCTAGGACCGAGAACCGCTGCCCTCATTGATGTCTCAAAAGGCGCGTCGAATGCACCGAGCTTCCCTTCTGCTTCCTCCAGAATATCAAGGATATTGGAACTGGAGACAGTTACAGGAGCACCCGTAATGCTGTGACCAGCATTGGTTATCTCGCTTAGATACTTTTGCTCAACGTGGTTCATAAGACCCTTTCGGATACTCATGAGCGAGTGAGACATAAGATCGTAAGGAGTTTGTTTGCTCTCGGTGATGTCGATATCTTCAGCAGCATACTTGAACGTATCTACCTCAAGAGTTTGTTTAGTAGCACTCTTTGATTCAAACGTAATGTCTGAATGAGGCGTGTAAGTCCCTATCTGCGGATGAGACAATATCGGCCTGTGAGCTTTTCTTCCGTCTGTGCGGATCAGATCTTCGAGCGATTGGTTTGCCAAATATACAGCGGTATTAGCCGTGTAGAGATCAGCTTGCAAATCACCCCAAAATTCTGCTTTTGTGTCAGTCATGTTTACTATCACCCCCTTTCATTCAAATTAAGTTTTAAGAGAGTGTCGGGGATCAATTTTGTGAAGATAGATGCTTTTGTCTTGCCGCTTTTGCCTCGTTCCAAGCCTCGACGTCTATGTTGCCGTCTGAGGTCTTAAAGTCCTCTGGATCAAGCGGTTTACTTGGATCTACATTCGACACAAATGAACCCTTCTTTGAGCGTTTAGGAGTTGCCGCCTGTATGCGTTGCTCCCTTTCAATTTCCTCTCTCCTTGATTGGATGTAAGGTAATTGCGCTGCCTCCCTTACGGAAATTCCTTTCAATCTAGCTAGGTCTTTGACTTCTGCCTTGAGATCATCCGAAAGATCAAGAGTTTCAAGCTCTCTCGCTTCCAGTCGCTCTGTCAGCTTCTGGTCAACTAACTTGTCAATATCAGGTATTTCCTGTTTGTTGGGTTTTTCCCCACCCTCAGGTTTTTCCTTTGGTTTTTCGAAAGTCTGGTACTTTTCCCTCCAGCTTATCTTTTGCTTGATTGCTCCGGATAGCTTTTCACGGTTGGCTTTTTCCCGTTCGACAATTTTGTCTAAGAGTTCTCCTTGCTCATCTGGATCGAGTCCAAACTTTTCTGCAAGATCTTCTCTTAACTCCTCGTCTTTGACTTCCTGTTGTGCCTCCTCTTCAAGCGTTGCTTCCTCGGGTGACACTTCGAGGTTTTGGTTTTTTGTGTCGTCGTCCATAGGACTAATATTTGGTTGTCAGTGGCCTTTGGCCGAATCTGGCAACTGGGTAAGAGGAAAAGAAGAAAAGCGTTGTGAGTAAACCTCTTTTCCTCTAACCGGATTGTCAGAGTCATCACAACACTTTAGTTTGGCTATTTTAAAGATACTCAGGCAGATTCCACTCTGGCTTGATATCCCTTTTTGTTTGCGAATCCTTGGGCAAGCTCGACGAAATCTTTGCCATGAGCTTCTGGGGTGTATGTTCTAACTACGCGGTCACCGTCGAGGATAGTTACAGCAGTGGGCGTGGCTTTCTCCACTGGTTTGGTTGAGGCTTTCTTAGCTTTCGCCATATTGACATAATAATAGAGGTCGGATAATAGACTTGTCAAGTGTCAGAATCCGAAACTCTTTTTGACCTGTTTGGCGCGTAGCTTTCGCTCTCTCCTTAACTTTTCGCGTGGGTCTGGATTCTGGGCCTTCTTTATCGCGCCCTCAAGCCAGCGCTTGATCTGTTCCTTTGTTGCTTCGTTATTGAGCTTGGGCTGCGTCATAGGACACGAAGATACACTGCTTCAATATCCTTTCTTGTAAGTTCATTTGGTAGTTCGTACTCTTTCTGTCCAGTAGTCGCGTCAAAGATCACCTCGAAATGTTCTAGCTTGGTACTCAAGATCAAAAAAGCACCTGCAACATCGCGTTTAGGTGCTTCTGATAAGATTAGTTTGTTTCCTTTTAGCCTGACGTTCATAAGCCGAATTTTCCCTTCGCCTGTTCAATCTGCTCCTTACTTGGCTTCCTCCTCTCCGTCAGTTCAACCACAGGAGCCAATATCTCGTAGAGCTTGCTTCGGGCTTTGTTTCGGGCGCGAACTTCTTCTCCAGCCTGTTCATTGGTCATCCCATCAAGACCAGAGGTGGAGTCAAGTTCTTCAATTTTGCTCGTAATGTATTCGGTGAACTCAATGAAAGCGGGGTACTCTTTCAGCTTTTTGATTAGTTCATCCGACATGATTCATTATAGCATTTACAGTCCAAAGTTTCTCCGCATGTCCTTTCTGCGTTGCTCCCGTTGGTGTTGCACCACTGCCTGCTGGTACTCATCTATCGGAGACTCTGCAATCTCGTTTTGCATGGCAAGGGCATCGGCTACATCGTCATGAGCGCCTTTGGGAAACACTTTCAGCTCATCCTCCAAGTCTTTGCATTCACCCTCAATATGGTAGATAGATCCACTTGCATACCTAGGAATAAGTCCTCGGATTCTTACTTCCTTTTGAGTGGAGGGTTGTTTGATTGGAATGATGTTGGGGAACTTGTTGCGCTTTCTACATTCATCCTTGTAGAAGGGGTCAACTGCTTTCAGATAGACCGTCTCTTCGATACCTATCTTCTCAAATCCTTCTTCATGGAGCCTGAAGATGTATTCTAAAAGTTCTTTGGAATCAAAGTGAACCCCTATGGCTTTTAAATTCCAGTTGTTTTGTTTGTCAACGTAGTTTCTGACAATGCCTGTATTGTCGTTCTCTGGGTTCTTGCCGCCCGGATCGATTGTCGCAAACTTGCGGGTGTCCAGTGCTTCTACTTCTGCCCATGATCTCGACCTAATCCAGTTATCCTTAAACTCCTGATTTTCTGAGGTTATTGGACTTCCTTGATAAAGAGCAGAAAACTCATATGGCCCTAGGGCGTTTTCGGTCCGCCTCAACTTTGGCACGGAGAATTTCTCGGGCCAGAGTGCCTCTCCCTTCTTTCGAAACTGTTCATCCTCGGTGGCAATTGCTGGGAAGTTGATTACTGTCCATTTGTCGTATTCTTCGACCTGATTCTTTTCGTCCTCTTCTTGCTTGTCCAGCAGCCTACCAACGAGATCATCGGTATGCCATCGCGTATTAATAACGATAATCGCGGTGTTACTTTCTTGCCTCGTGTAGAAAGTAGATCTGTACCAATCCCATCGCGATTCTCGGATTGTCTCTGATTCAGCCTCTTCCCTGTTTTTGAAGATGTCATCGACAATACCAATCTTGAAGCCTGTACCTGTAAACGCACCTCCTGCTCCGGCCGCCATGTACCCACCATCTTCATTGGTTTTCCAATAGCCTTTGGCTTTCGTGTCCTTTCGAAGTCTGGTCCTAAACACCTTCTGATAGCTGTCTGACTGCATCACATCCCTAGTGTTTTGCCCAAATTTAGTGGCTAGATCGCCGGAGTATGAAGCAACTGCTATTGGCCAATCAGGATGATGACCCAATGCCCATGCCGAAAAGAGCTGTGTTGAGGTGTAGCTCTTGCCATGTCGAGGAGGGCACTGGAGGATAATCCTTACATCCTTACCTTCCTCCACTCTCTCAAGTGAAGTCTGCAATATCCCCGCTACAGTTTCATGAAACCACGTATCTTGGTACTTCGGGTCAATGGCAATACAAAAATCAATCAGACTTTTCTTTGCCTGATGTATCACCATCGCCTCTGCCTCTTGCGGCGATGCGCTCGGCGATTCTGTCGATTTGGACATCACTGAAAGTGTCTATGGGCTTGTCGTCTGTGGTATGGTCGCTTCTCTCTTTCATCCCGTGGTTGTTCTGAAGGATCAGCTTAACGATAGTGGCATTGACTTCTTTGCCCCCATAGATACCATCGTCGATCAGTTGTTCCGCTTGGAGCGTGAGGATTGTGTCTAGAGCGTGAGCAAACTCTTTGTGTTTCTCAGCCCAATTGTATAGGGTCTTTCTAGCCACTCCGAGGAATCGAGCATAGCTTTCGATCTTGGGTAGGTGCATCTGCTCCCTGCCCGTTGTGGATAGATACGCATCAAGCTGCGTGGTAGCGTATTCTGGTTTGTAGTCTGTTGGTCGTCCTGCTTTTACCATAAGCGATATGCTTGCCCAATCGGGCTTTCCACAACGCTTATGTTAAGTATAGCACATGGTATACTGTAGTATGTTGATGACACTTGCAGGTACGTTTCTGCTTCTTATTCCTGCTATTGGTGTGATTTGGCTACTTCGAAGATTTGAGGGTTTTAAAAGACTCAGTGGTGATCGTCCTTGGTACAAGGATATCTGGAAGCCGATTGCATTTCTCTCTTTCCTGTCCCTACTCAAGACAATGCTTCATTACTGGCCGTAAAGACCTACCCCAAGAAGAGATGGATCAATTCCATACTTCTGCGCTAGACCTTGATAGTAGGCATCAATGGGAGCCTGTCGCTGTTGATAGGTCTGAAAGACTCTCCCAGCTTCGTTTTTAAAGGCAGCTCTTTGATTCTTGCTCAGTCTGTCCCCTTCAAGTGCTTTGTTGTACTGCTGTGTGATTCGCTCCGGTATGCCAGCTGTGTTTTCGGCCGTAGCAAACTCTCCTTCCCTGACTACACTTCCGGGGTCAAGCATTTTCATAAACCCGAAAATAAGTGATACATCTCCCGCTGCCGTGTCGGAGGTATTCACCACTTTGTCGTATGAGTTCACGATCTCGATCCAATTGTTCTCTTGAGTTCGTTTGAAGTACTCGGTTCGAAGCGAATCGGCAACTTGCATGGTTTCTGAGCTGACCGTTTGGGAGTCTGTCGCCAGCATGTCATAGACAGATCCAATTTCCTCAAGGTCTTTACTTGATGCTCCTTCGGACAAAGCAAGAGCCAACACCTGACGTTTCGTGAGACTGCCAAACGGATTTGTAGGCGATGGAGTTGCTGTGTTTACATTGGGTTGGATGTTGTTACTTGGACTAGCTGAGTTGGTTAGTGATGAGGTCACCTGAGTAACTTGCTCAATCTCCTCTTCCGTTAAGCCTTGTTCGCTAAGTGCGGCCGGTGACATAGCAGCGAGCCTTTGGATGTTTGGATTCTGCAATAAGTTCTGCTCGGGTAGGTCATCTGCTTTCATGCCGAGCTTCTTGAGAAGAGATGCTGACATGTCTCTAAATTTCTGTGTAAAACTCGCGGGTACTGAAGTTGCCATTACTCTTAGTACTGGCGGATTGAATCTAGCACTGGATAGTGGACCTGCTGCCTGATAGAGATTGCTTTCATCTACAAGATGACCCTTGACTTTCGGAGCTACTTCACCGATTGCGTTGTCAATGCTATCCCACGCTGCCATGATCACCTTTTCACGAGAATTAAGGGTCGTTCCGTTTTCAAGTTTCTTGAAGATACTGGCAGAGTCCTGATTAAGAACCTTTTTCATCTCCCTAAGTGTGGCAAGTGGAATGTCGTCAACTCCTGCCTTTAGAAGGTCTTGTCCAGTCTCAGCTCCCACATCTCCCGATGCGATCAAAAGATCATTCAAATAGCCGTTTATCTCATTAACAGCTTGTTTTTGGGTTAAGTCCTTGGTTCTCAGAGAGCCTTTGAGGTTTTTCATAAAGGCTTCTCTGATACTCTCCTTCGAAACTGCGATATCTGGATTCTCTTGAATGAATTTGGTTATCTTACCCTCAACCTTGCTCAAGGCTGGTTCCAGATTCTCATACTGTTGTTGGGCGGTTCCTTTAAAACCTAACTTATCAAGTGTTTTGTTGATGGCCTTTTCTTTGCCAGCTCCATACACCGAGGGTTTGACTTTAATTTTTCTTGTACCTTCAGCAATATCCTCGCTTGTCCTTACCAGCTTTCCCCCTTTACCCCTTGCCCAAGAAACCATACCGCCTACGCCTTCAACTACTCCGGCTGTTAATGCACCAGTCACTCCTGCTGTCGCTACAGAGTCAACGGTTGCATCCTCGCTGGAAAATTCAGCTAAAGCACCGGCTGCTGCCCCTGGAACAAATACTTTAGAGGCTAAGCTTGCGCCTCTGCCAAAAGGAATGGCGTAGGACATAGCTCCAGCAGTTGCTTTTGCACCTGTCAAAGCGATCTCGCCCCTGTTTTCAAGTTTTTCTTCGTCAACAAAGAAAGTTGCCTGTTCTTGAGAGAGCCTCTTGACTTCTTCATCAGATAGCTGCTCACCCAATATCAACTTTCTGAAAGTAGGGTCAGACGCATATCGACCAGTCTGTGCTCCTGCTTCGCCCAAGAACTTCAAGGCATCTACGCCCGGTTGAACAATCCCTTTTATCAGGCTAGAGATGAAACCGCCACCTTCCGACTCTTGTGTGGTTGAGGTTGTTGGTCCCGTTTTAGGTTGACTCCCTCCTGAATACGAGATGTCTACTGCGTTGGAAGTTCCTCCAAACTCTCGCGCCTTCTTCTCAATCTCAGAAGCTATTTGTTCATCAGTTAGACCAGCTTGTTTAGCTCGTCTGGTAAACTCCTGTAGTTGATTTTGACTTAATGCCATATGTTCATATTACACTATTTAGTTAGTTAATCTCCTCCAACCAGTTGACTTGAATTGCCATCTTGTTCCTGTACCATCTGTCCAGATCGTCCCGACTCCTCCTGCTGGGGTAAAGCTTGGTTTGCCTGCGTAAGTCCCAACAGAGGAGTTAAGAACCTCATTCCAAAGGAGATCCACATTCACTTGGTTCTGTGCTCCACTTCCAAGTCCTTCAACGTCATATCCATATTCAGTGAGCTTTGAAAGGAACGAACTAGAATCAAATCCGCTTCCACTTCCAGTGATCTGTTTTCTGTAATACTGTTTATTGCCTTTTGAGTCGGTGATCGTGATTAACTGATTACTTGGAACACTACTTGGATCAGTGATGGCTGAGTATCCACCGGTGGCCATCTGATTTGTTATTTCCATCACCTCACGGCGATACTGTGCCTGTTGAAGCTTCACATTGATCTGGTCGATGGAGTCGTTAAGTGATACTCCGGCTTCGCCCATCAAATAGGCGGTTTCGGGGTTAATCATCAGCTCTTTGACGTAATCGACTGTAGCCTCAGCTCGCTCAAGATCGCCCTTTAGAATGTTGGTCTGCTCTTGCGCGATTCGCTTTGAGTCTTCGTCAAGAGAAATAATGTCACGATTGGTGAGATTTAGAACCGTTTCGTAATACGCAAGCTGATCCAATCTGTCTTGGGTGATTGCATTTATCGACCTATCTATCATGTTGTAGGCTTGACCGATCTGTCCGTTTCGGGCGTTGATGACAGCCTCGATGACACCTGCTCGTGCTGCCACATCATTCATTGTTTTTTGTATTCGGGGATTCCTGACGGCCGCCAATCCAGTAACTTCCTGCTGTTGGCGGATGAGGTCATTACCTTCAGTAAGGAGCTGGTCGAGTTCGCCGACTAATTTTTGATTGGCTTCAAAGTTCTCGTTTACATACAGACGTTCTCTCTCAGCGTTTTCCAAATCTTCCCTAAACGGTTGCACGAGTGGTTCGATCTTCTGAAGTGTTTCTTGCTCTCTGGCTCTAGCTTGTGCCATTTGCTCCTGATTGGCAGATTGCTGTTGGGCGAGTCTGGTGTCAAGTGCATTTCTAGCTCTTTCCACCTCTGCATTGAGCGCACCAGAAGAATAGGGAACATTTACAGGAGCCTGTAGATTCTTGGCGCTGAAGTCCGCCTGTGCCTCGGTCTCTCCCCATGCGGTATAGGCTTCAGTTCCATACTTTTGGATCGATTGTTCTTTGGTTAGTGCCATAAAGCGTTGTCTGATCTTCACAACGCTTTACATATTTTCAGTATATCATCAAAATCGCCCACTATCAGCAGTGATAAAGCTGCTGTAAGCAAAGTGATTTCTGAATTGCGGACAATTTAATGGCTGGAGTTGAACAAACTCTCTTTGCCAATAAATTAACATGACCAAACCAATAACGATCAAAACAAGACCAATAATCATTAAATTTTTATGCATATCAAAGAGAAGCATTATTTGCTTCTATTGTCCCAGTCCCACTGTCTGATACGTCGTCAGTCTGCATATTAAAGAAGGAATTATTAGTCACAATTGTCTGATCACAACTGCTTGAGATAGTCACTCCATAATCAGAAGTTGCACCTCCAGAAAACACATTTCCAGTAATAACATTGCCATCACAGTCAGTAGACAAGTGTACTCCGGAGTAAGTTTCAGCACTTCTAGACAAGTAGTTGTTTTGTATTCGGGTTCTATTTATTAGGGTGGCAAGGTGTATCAAGTCTTTTCCAGAAAGAGCCCCATCAATGTAGTTTCCCTGAAGAAGATTACCGGGTGACCTCACATAAATGCCATAGTCCCCAAACGAGTTAATGAAATTGTTCATCACTATATTGCTAGAACTATTTAGTCCCAAATAGAATCCGCTGTCTGTTGGTTCGTTGACAGTATTATTAATGATGTGACTTGTCGCAATCCCGCTTGAATTGGCAATGATCCCATTAGCTAAACCATCCTCCATGTAATTATCTGTTATGACTAATTTTCCACCGCCTCCATTGATGAAATCTCCACTCTCGATACTCCTACATCTCCTAATCGCAATTCTTTGGCAACTATTTCCAGCCAAATTGATATCTCCACCGGCAGCGCTTCCAGAGTTCCAATTATTGGTAAAATAGCAGTCTTCAATACTACTGTCATAAACAGTGGCCCAATTTATCGCCATATCACTTGCGTCAGTACAATTCTTGAACTGCAAGTTTCTGACATGAATATTTGTAAGAATACCATCTGGAAAACTTCCAGTAGCTTTTAAGCTATACGCATTATTATCGAAGTCGATAATGGTGGAGTCGTCGTCATCACCCAAGAGAGTTATGTTCGAGTAAAGTGTCAGATCTGATTCAATCGTATAAGTGCCAGCGGGAATAAATACCGTTCCCCCTCCTTGTGAATTTGCCCAGTCTATAGCTTCTTGGATTAGCTTAAAACCACTCTTTTCCTTTTGACTTCTTGGGGAGCTAACTGAAACACCATTTCTGGTAATACTAAAAACAGCCTCACCTTCACCTCGACTAAAAATATTCGAGAATACAGAAAAACCACTCCCCTGTTGCCCAGACTCGCTGGCGCCAGCCTGTAAATCCAGCTCTCTAGATGCCGGTTTGAGCTTTTTAAATTTCGGTGTTAAGTCCTTTGCCATTTCAGCGTTCAACAAAGTTGCCCAAAAGCAGAATCTTTCTTATCGGACAATTGTTGGTTGTATCTCCGTTTGAATAATCCACGACAACTCTTATATCCTCTACAGGAGGCAAGTCGATTGTTCTAAACACATGCCTCGTTTCATTCTCGCCTGTCACTTCCACGGCCGTAGAGGTTTCAGCCCCTTGATTTCCTTCAAGCGTGATGTCGGCCTGTGCATCAGATCCCAACGCTTTGGTAGCAACAATCATGGTGTGAACCTTGCCGATCATCCTTTGTTTGGTTAGGTCAACAAACACACTCTTCCAGTTTGATGTTGTGGAGAGTCCGCTAAATTGAGCAAGGCGATGGTTTGAACTTCCATCGGTACTGGCAATCATCGGGGTTCCAAAAGGCGTAGCCACAGCCCCTAGTGTCGCGTGTCCAGCGTCTGCAAGTGTAGATACCTGTATCGGTAGTTGTTCAACCGAAGCTCCCATGCTCCAAACGTCAGCACTAGATGCAAAGAGGATCGTGTTCTTGTAGAGTGTTTTCTGTCTGTGATCTGGTAGTGTGCCTGAAAAGTATCTAAGCGGCTTTATCTGTCTACCCGAAAGCCAGCCGATTGTGAAAGCACCTGAACTGTTATCCTGATAGGCAAGATAGACAATCCCGTTAAGGACATAGAGGAATCCTATTTTCTGATCACCGACACCCGCCTCGTCTGACAAAATATTGGAAAGTGCAGAGCCGTCATAGAGATATATATCACTTCTCTTTCCTTCTCCATAGTTGACTGCTATCCACCAAACATTAGAGTGAAACACCACGTCCGCGACTTCTGCCCCTTCGCCAAAGTCGAGCTTCTGCACATCCAAAGACGATGCGCCTTCAATATACGCACCCAGATAACGCCCGTTGCCAAAGACCATAATGTCTTCTTTGGCTGCTGATGGATGAAGTGCCTGCTCAAGAGCTGCGTCTGTTGTGCTTCCCCAGTCGTTGTCTATTGCCTCAGAAGAAAGAGGCATCTTTAAGATATCGCCTGCTGAGGAGGTGTTGTAGAACCCGTAGAGGTTTGCTTTGAGTCTGATGACACTTTCACCTTCGGTCATGCTTGTGACTGACTGTGGCCATGAAGGTGATCCGCCACTCGCGACAGTCGTTGTTGAGATTTTAAATAGCTTGGTTGTGCCAATTGCGTAGGTAGTGTCTGAAGCTGTGGGCTTATCTAGAATGTGTCTAATGAGCTGGTCTACCACTCCAGCTTGAGTTCCATTGGTTAGATCAGAAAGTCCGGGGCTTTGCTGTAAGAATCCGGGGTTGGAAACGACATCAGCACGCATGGTACTGGCTTGGCCTTTGTTGCCTAGAAACGTCTTACTGTCTATATGGGCAAGTGGGGCTAAACCCTCGTTAAACGAACTAAACTCAATTGAAAAATCTGTATCTGCTGCCATATCACTGTGTCACTGGTTGCTCTCCTTGCTGTGCCTGAGCCTGTGCTTGTCCTTCGCGTTGTGCATTTTGCGGGTTTCTGCTGTTTAGTTGGGCCTCGGCCGGCGCTTCCTCACGTTTCGGTGGTACTGGTATGCCACGAATCTTGTAAAGCGTATCGAGTATCCACGCAATCCTGTCTGGGTCTTGCTCGATTTGAACCAGATTGATGAGATCTTGCACGTTATCAGCAATGTCGGAGTTCTCGCCTGTGATTGTGATGTGAAGCCTTGGAAGTACTCCTTCCCATATCTCTTTGGCATTTTTAATAGTTGGATCAATCTTTTTTAGTTCGTCCAGCTTCTCCTCCTTGATCGCTTTGGCTATGTCTTTGGTGTGTGGACCAATTGCCACAAGGTTCTTTACGTACCAACTCTCAACCAATATCTCCCTGAACTGATCCAAAATCTCTGTATCTCCGACAAGCCTGAAGATGTCCTTACCCTTCATATCCTTTAAAAGTTCGGGCATGACCCATTGCCTAAATACTCGCTTGTATGGAAGCGTTAGCTTTTGTCTGAGCATGATAAACAGCTTCCCTGCATTTTGGTCGGTAAGAAGCCCAAGCCTAAATGGTGTGCCTGAAGGTAGTGCCTCGCCTCTGACAACCTCAAACGAATTGCTTAGTCTGTCTGCGTCCTCCATGAGGCGGTTCCAATCAGCGATCAACTGATCCAATCCCCTCATCCTGACATCGACCTGCATAAGGTCTTCTGTGATCACCACGTCGCCATTATCAATATCGGCTCTGATGTTTTGTAAAACCCTTGAGTCTTTGCTTCTGAAAACAACCTTAGATGCCCAATCAAGACCTCGAGCGAGTTGGTTTCCGATCTCATTGGCTCTGATCTGATGGTCAAATAGAAGTTCGTACATACCCACACGCCAGAATCTGCCTTCGTATTTGCCTCGGTGGGCGTAGATGTAGTGGTCTGACATCTTGCCATCTAGTCGTTCTGCAAACAGTGTGTACTTCTTTCCTGTACCATTCTTCTTGAGGCCTGCCACTATCACCTTGGCTAAGAAATATTTGCTGTCGTCTCCTCCACTATCGCCATTGGCTTCGTTAAACTCTTTCTCTGATACTTCTCCAGTAAACTCAAAAATCTCATATCTCTTTCCGGTCGATTCAATCGGAGTGGTCTGAGTCGAGGCTGTGAAGCTCTTATTCCCCAAGTGCTCGATGACATCATCCACATTTTCCCACTCGCTCATGCCCCTTAGCTGGGAGGCAGTCATCTCGTGGCGTTCGATAATATCTGTGTCGTCGATGGTTTCTGCTCTTGTATTAGTTATGTAGGTATTTAGGTGATCAACCATTTCGTAACCACCTCTTACCTTTTTAAAACCTACGTTTCCGTTAGTGACAAACTCCTCCACCGCTGCTTTAAGCTTGTCATCCTCTCCGTTTTCTGCCATCCAATCTTTGAGTGAGGCATTGGCCAAGAAAACAGCGGCGAAGTCTAGTCTGGGGTTTATCGAGAACACAAGTATGTGTTTGGTGTCAAAGCGCAGGTTCTTGACCTCGCTATCAACTCTTGGTGCGATAATGTCGTAGTAGTAGTTGTAAGACAGATCGGAGTTGATCTTGTTGCCAGTCAAGTCTCGGTTTCTGAATTTGTAGATTCGGTTGATTAGCTTGTACTGACTGAACTTAACCTCAGGCGATAGTTCAATGCTGCTACTTATATAGGAATCGACATCTGACTCCATTCTCTTGAATAGTGATGATTGTTTGTCCTTTGTCATAGTCCGTAGGTTTTAATATCTGCCTTGGCTAGTCGTAGTCTGGTTCGGTCATCTGGAGATCTTCGCGCATAGTGGTCTTGAACAGCAGCCCTGATTCTCTCTTTTTCGGCCGATAGCTGGCTCACCTTTTCACTCATTCCATTTGCTACGGCATAGCGAAGTGCAGCTCCTACTGATAGAAACTGGTGAAACTGAGGATTGAAGCCTGGCGACTGGGTTGTATCCGCGCTCTCAAAGTGGTTGGCTCCACGTTGGAACTCAAGCTCTACCCCACCCGATGATCCATAGTCAGGAACAGGAATAGGGAATAGAGCGTTATCAATTTTGTAGTAGGTCGAGGGCGTTCCGGTTGATCGTAGATCGGTATCAGATAGCTCTCTTCTTAGTACAGGGGTGAGAGTGACAAACTTACCATCTCGATTCTTTATCCGAACGCGATGGATAACTAGAGATGCATCTGGAACTGTGTAGTGGTCTTGACCAGCGGTAAGGTCAATCGTGGCGATCGGGAAATCAGCATTAGTGAAGTCATCCCACATGAAGTTGGGATCAGCTTTAAAAAGCTCAGATACCACTTCATCATAGGCGATGTTTATGTTTCTTGTTCTGTCCTTGAGAGAGTAAGCAGTGTTTAGGTTGCTGCCATCACCAAAGAGGAGAAAGTCAATATCTTGTATGAGGCCGTTGTAATCTGTGGTGTCGCTAAACTGCATATGCTAACCACAACGCTTTAGGACATCATAACACATTTACCTCAGTATTTCTCCGTGCCAAAGTGTGTAAGAATCTAGTGTCATTCGGACCATGATCAGTCTAGCATTATCAGACTGCGGTTATCAATATACAGACTCCTCCCCTACCCTACCACTAAAAACAGGGGTCTTTTGAACCTGAGAGGGGTACACCTATCCGAGAGGGGAGTAAGGGAATAAAGGATTAACATAGTTGCGGAAATTGTGCGGGTATCTAGGATTTTTTAGAAAGGCATACTAGACCGTTTTTAGTCTTGCATTTCTTCAATGGGTGGATTTCAAGCTGAAACCTAGAAATCAAATTCTCCTGACTCAACGGCTTTGATCAACAAAACTTCAAGATCATCGCGCCAGATTGCATTGGACAGATTTACGGACCCAAACCTAGTTACAGACCCATGGTCTCCAGTAGACACCTCTACAGTGTTACTTTCCCAGTTCTTATCCAAACGGATTTTCTTACCGTGTTCTTCAAAACTATCATTATCGCTTCTGGTGATGGTCTTTATATACAGATCCCACTTCACTATTACAGACCAGACATACTTATCGACGACGACCTTTCCCTTACCCTCAAGAAAGGTCTTGTTGATCTCCTCCAAGTAAGGTTTTAAATTCTCCTCCATCCACCGTACTCGGCTTTGCCTTTCAGCTTCGTCTCTTTCCTTCGCAAGCCTCTCTTCTTCCATTTTCCGTTGCCTTTCGCGTTGCGCTTCAAGCTCACGCTGATTCTTTTCATCGGCGATGCGCTTCATCTCATCTTTGAAATTTCTGCTCATCAGCTCTGAACCTCCCGATAAGAGTAACACCTCAAAAAATCTCTCTCTAGACTTGGCTGCGTCACAAACCATTCTCCCTCAATTTTATTCGCTATCCCATGCCAAACTTCCTCATCCTCAACCGCAACGTAGCACAATCTTGAATCAGAGTCGCCGTGGTAGGTGATTTTAATATCCGGCCAGTAATCTTCACCTGTGATCATGTGGGTGATGCGCTGGTCTAATTCGTACGAATGACTCAGCTGATCGGGCGGTGCCGAACAACAAGAAAGCAACAACACTCCTAAATTAACAAGGAGCGTGCAAAGGAAGTGTTCTATCCTAAAACGGGATCTCCAAGTCATTTTCTTCGTCTTCAGTCTCCGCTTCTTCTTCCTCTATAGATCTCAGGTACTTCAGTGCCAATAAGACGCCACTGGCGATCAGCTCACTCTCCTGATAATTCAACACAGGGTTATCGTGTGCAAGGCTCCTTTGATTCCTAACAAAGTTGAAGCTCTCAAGCAGCGAGATAAACGTCTTCAAGATCCTTTCCGTCATATCGGACTCGATGACGCCACTCTGTCTCAAATGCTTCACGTACTGACCGTACAAGGCATGAAGCGGTCTGTCGCGATCATATTGGATTCCATGTTTGTCGCACACATGGCGAACGTACTTGACCATAAAGGTATGCAGCCTGTCTAGCGCCACTTCAGGCTCGTTCCTTACAAGGCTCTCACGGATCAATCGCTCCAGCAGTTCTAGGTCTCGCTCATTGGCAAAGGGTTTAATCGCATCAAGGTATTCTACAGATCCACCCTGCAAGAGGCGCTCTACTATTGGGATACAGCCGTCGTAGACTTGAGGGGTCAGATCGGCATCATTGAGCAGATTAAGATCACGCCAGCGATCCATTAACGCTTTGGTCACCTGTCCAACCAAGTAGTTGCTCTCTAGACTCCAGAATTTCCGTAGCAGGTTTGCCTTAGAGTTGGAACCGAAATGATACTTAGGGTCATATATCTCGATGTTGAAATCTGTTAAGAAAAACTCCTCAAAGGTTCGGTTCGAGAAATCGAGAACATAACCAGTCTCCATATTGAAGAGCCCCTCTAGTTTAAACTTTTCTCTGCTTGTTAGATCCGACACCTTCACCCTCCTAAGGTAAATTGCTGGCTTACCTGCGATTGTATTGCGTCACATTTGTATTCGCCAATCTTCCAAAGCTTGCCAGATTCAGATTCTTGCATAGGATCGGATTTTAAAATCCAGTCGAATAGGAGAATCTTGTGAATATCTTGGAGAAATGGGAAATCTCCCCAGATGACCTCACTCAGCTACTTGATGAGAACCCGAGTTTGAGGGGTATGTTGTTAGGTTACGTAGCCGAAATGAAGCTGAAAGAGTTGATTTTGGCGTTTCCTGAAGTGTCTTACACGACCAAGTTTGATGATCATGATCGGAAGAAGAAGGGCGATCTGTATATTATCTACAGAGGCAAAGCATTCGATGTCGAGTCCAAATCGCTCCAAACTGGAATGGTTAAACATGATAGCAAAACAGGTATTTGGTCTGGCAAAGCACAAGTCGATGCTAGTGACCGCCGAACTATCATCTTGCCTGATGGGTCATCAATGACTACTACCCTTTTACTTAGGGGAGAGTTTGATATTCTCGCTGTCAATTGTTATGGGTTTGGGGAAGAGTGGAGATTTGTGTTCGCTAGGAACGAAGATCTACCTTACTCTACGTATAAGCGCTATACGCCTTATCAACAGAAAAGTGTGGTTGCAAGTTTGATCCCAGTTACATGGCCACCTAAACCGCCTTTCTATTCTGATGTCCGCATATTGCTTGACGAAATGGTAGAGGCGGGTTTGGGTCGTGAGCCTGATGAAATCGATGAGGCCGAAGATTCAGCGCTTCACAAAGACTAGAAAGTAGGAGTGATTCTTTCTGGCATGAACTTGATTCTTTAATCGACTCACTCCTGGGCGATTATTCCTCATAAGAACGAATAAGTCCTTGGTGTAGTAACCCGATGCCTCATATTCGTTAATTATCTCGACGTGGGTTAGCCACTGTTTCCCCGCGCTGACTTCGTCTTGGCACTTGACGATGAGAATACCTTTCTGCCTAAGCACCCTATACGCTTCAATACCAGCGCGGAAATACATATCAGTTACCGCAGCGTGCCATTTCTTTGTTCCTGAGTTTCGTGTGTCTGCATTCTTCTCGTCGCCGTTAGAGTAGGCTTCTCTGAATGATGAGTGTGTCCCAGATCCAGCCTTCTGTGAATTGCTAGTTCTATAGAAGCCTTCCATGTATGGTGGATCTAGCACTATGCAATCAAACGATTCGTCGTCGTAGGGTAAGGCGCGGCAGTCCACTCCTGTGGCTATATCCGATGCTACCACGTCGTAAAGGTCATCGGGTACGTTTCGCCAAAAGACTCCTTTGCCGTAGGTTACATCGGCTATCTTCGAACCCTTTGGTACATGAAGTTCAAGAATCAACGGAAATAGTTGGGAATTGTCACCCGAATATGCACTTCGTATTAGATCAGACGTTGATATTCCGCCCTGCGTACGTGGATTGTCAGCCAACAAACACCTCGCTCAGCCTAGCCACAATTGGAACACATATTCTAGTCCAATTCCGAGGTTTCTACCAGTTGAGAATCTTCCACTTTGGCTGCGTATCTCACAACCAACTCAGCCACCGCCCGATCAATCAACACTGTCATTGGCACTCCAGTTCTCTCTTTTAGAACATACAACTCTCTTACCCTATCTGAGTGCAGCTTGGGCTGGTAGAGATTTTCATCGTCCTCGCGTGAGATTCGTTCCATTACTCGGTTGTAGTAGATCGTTTTCTAGGTTTGTGTATCTGCTCGATCTCGAAACTCTGTGGGTTCAACAGCATTTCTTTGGCTCCATCCATAAACCCACGTCTGTATACCTCTCGTAGAGAGAAAGCAAACGAGTTCAGACGATCGCCATAGGTTTGACCGTTGTTGTCTTTCATGTCAATCACCCCCTCACAAGTAACTCTCCACACGGTACGTGCATCAAATTTGGTTCGTCTTTACGGCCATACCTTACTTTTAGGCCACATTGCGGGCATTCGTATTTGGTAAGGGTTGATCGGCCTTTCTCTCTCTTACCATCTTTGAACCAATGGATTTTAAATTCTCGTTCTCGGACATCTTCCGCCGGCGGCTCAATTCCCCATTGCCTCATTAGTAGACCAAAAGGACTATCAACATCTGCGACTTTGTAGTGAAAGCCTTCGGGCGCACAGTGAAGTCCAACATCCTCCAACATCTGTGTGAACTCCTTGTTGTGGGTTACTCGCGACCTTGGCGTGAAGGGATCCTTACCGAGTAGTTGTTGTTTGTGGTGAAATAGCTCATGGCAAAGTGTTTCTGACTGCGCCCATTCCCCGAATCTCCATCGTCTTCCTTCCTCGCCAGCGTTCTCGTAGTGAACCTCGTTCATGGTGATCTTATAGCTGAGTCCATATTCATCATCTACGAGATTGTAGGCTGCGAGAGTATTCTTGTTACGAAGGTCGTCTATGGCTAATACGACTGGCGGTATCTCACCACTAAACTCTGGAGTCTGAATCCGCCCCATAAACCTCTCAGACATTACATCCAGTCTGCGATAGAGCTTCCTCATCTCATCGGCATAATCCCAACGAGATTCAATTGAAGCCTTGCGGAGTTCTGAATAAATCGAATAGTCACCAACGAGGGTTCCTTTCTGGGCGATGACTGGTTCGCTGCTAATTAGTGTCCCGCGTTCCATAAAGTCCTTCGATAAACCTTCTCCTTTCTTCCTCGGTATCCAAGCAGAATCCATCGGCCGATTCGACAAAACCTCTGACCCTCAGCTCCTCGGCCTCGGCGAGCTGGATGGCCTTATCAACAGCTTGGTTGTTGGCTGCAACTGCTGATATCTTTTCTAATTCAGACGTTGGCTTGAGATGGGCTAGACCAATCTGGTAGTTGGCCCGAAGTTTGATGAGGGCGTCGATAAAGGGAGTACGTGGAGGGGCTATGACAGGTGGAGCTATCCGGCTTTCTTCATAATCTGCTACTGCATCCTCGATGCGTTGCCAACTTCCACCATAATCAAATTCATCCGACATATACCGCTATAGCCATGATAACACCCACAAGCAACCAAAAGATCAGAGTGTATTTGGCACCTGCTTCAGCTATCTTGTTCATGTCATCTTCAGGGTCGTTCATAGCAATTCTTTTGGCAAGTCCTCGATATCGTAAGCGACTACTGCATACCCACCCCTGTCGCGTACGTCCTTTAAAAACATATCTTGACTCTCAGTCGTTTTGTTCTTGCCGTGTTTACACTCGACCGCTATGAACTTGCCGTCTTTGGCCACGCCGATTATGTCGGCACTTCCTTTGATCCCTGCTCTCCACAATCGTTCTCGTCCTCTCTTGTCAACCGCTCTGGCCACTCCGCTATTATTTCTCCATACGAAATGTCCTCTGCCATTCAAGTAGTGAAGAACCGAGTTGACTACTTGTTGTTCACTTGTGTACGTTAGTTTCATTGTTGGCAATTAGGGCATCTTACCTGCCTGCCGTGTGACTTGTAAAACCACTCATCGCATAGTTTGCACTTAGTCCTGCTTGATGGATATCTGATCCCCAAAGATTTCTCTTGCTTTCTCCATCGTGCTATCTTCTTTCTTAGGTGTTCCATATTTCTCAAAGTATCTTTTGACCGCCTTGCCTAATTTCTCTGGCGGCAAGGTCTGCCAGTTAGAAATAATCCAATTTTTGGCCTCCTCTCGGTCAAGGTCTGTCATAGCAGTGCGACTTGGCCCTTCTCCTCAACCAAAACAAACCAGCCTCTTTTCTTGTTGACAATGTTGTAACCCATCTTGTGCCTAAGTGTGTGGATGGCTCGGCCGTATTGCATTATTGCTCCGCCCCTGTCACGCATGAAATCAGTATTGGTCATTTCATAGGCATAAGCTCCTCGCTCACCTCGCTCCTTGAGCAGTTTTAATATCTGATCTTCTTGTGTTCGGCGCTGGTTCATTTCTCTATTAGGGATTTCCTTAAATGCCTCATTAAGTCATCGGTTTGAAACGACCTTTGCTTCTCCTCGTGAACGTCCATCCATGCCTCTATTTCCAGTTCCACTTCCTCCAGCACCTTCTCGAGGGTTTGGTCTATGGCTTCACTCAGATCACCCTCCAAGGTTCTGTCGTTGACGCTAAGGTATCCATCGGCTCCCCAGTCAACTGCTATTCCTATGAAATGGTCTAATACAATGTCTTTCTTCTTTGTCATATTCTTACTTAACTACTTAGATGGTGGGGGCAAGGATTGCGCTTTAGCGTACTATCTGCAATTCCGATTTGATTCACCGCTCGATTACTTTCCTTCCCGCAATTTATATCCACAGCTGTTACTTTGGACACACCTTGCGAACTGGCTTTCGCCTCCGCCCCAATTTGCTGTTGGGTTGACCTCGGATGTTCACCTTACCGTTTAGCCTTACCGTCGGGTCAAAATAGACTCAAAGATTTCCTTACAGATCATTAGGGACAAGCCCTCACTTTCAGATCTCCTGTTGCCAGCTTGTCAGTTCTAACAACCACCCATCCTTCTGTTAGATCCAACCCAGTTATCCGCTTTTGACGAATACTTGAGTGTTTTTGTCTAAAGATTCCCTATGTAGATAGCGTCACCTTGCAAACGCACTTCTCGCCGAATTACAGATTTCTCAAACGGCTATATACTCGTAGCCCGATGGACTTGCGTTTCTTTCCGCCACCCCACCTCTAAATAGTTAAGTTAATGTTCTGGTTGACACACCCAAGGCTGCCAACCCCTGTCGTTGAAAATGCGCTTTGCACAACTGATATTGTCGTATGGATTTGTTCTATCTCCTCTACAGTTGTTGTGTTCCCAAGTTCCTATGATGATCTGAAATAATCCTGTGGCTGTGCTGTTTGGATTCTTAGCACTTGGATTGCCCGAACTCTCACAAGCTATTACCTGTCTGGCCTCGTCTGCATGATCTCCCCATACTTGGTCTATCCACTCGTCGACTGTGGGGGTAGGTGATGGGCTGATGAATTGCCCACCACCGCTTCCTTGCGATACTGGGGTGACTTCTGTTTCATCCCCACTATCTGCGTGTACTGTGATTGATTCTGGTAGCTGCCTGTACCAGCCTGTAAAAACCCATATGGGGGTAAGTAGGAATAGGCAAACTCCGAAAATGGTTATGATATCTTTTTGTATGTTCATTTTGATTTGTTTGGTATGTTCAAGTGTATCTCGATCAAATGACCTTCGTATGTTGCTATTACACTTTCGCACACCTCAGCTAAAGTCCAGTATCCGCTATTTCCGTAAGTGTCATTATAAATTAGTGGGTCATTACCGCTTTGATATTCCATATAGGCATATTTATCTTCGTCTTTGAGTATTGATATTTTTATAATGTTTTTCATTTTAAAAGTTCAGGGTTCTCAAACACGTTTCCGATTACTTCAAAGTCATCCCCACATGGTGTCGTGTAAAAAAAGAAAATGTCGTCTACTTCTAAGATAACAAATCCCTGCCTAATGATGGCTTCGCCCAGCGTATTTAGATATTGAACGCCAGCATCTTCTAAACTTACTTTCAAAACATCTCCCTCATATATCTCAACTCCGTTTTTGTCTTTTAGTCCTGTGTATTGCATGAGAATACAATCATCCTCATTAAAATACTCGTCTGGTTCATTATCTGAAAATAAACCAATATCCGTTATCATTTTCCCCAGATTCTTATTCCATGCCCTGAATTTTATTTCTCTTTGTGTTTTCATAAATCCTTTTATAGTGTCACCTTTTCTTGAAACTCGCCTGAGCCAGTCAAGGTTAAAGATGACACCAGAAAAGAACTCAGAATGGCATGTCTTCGTCATCAGGCGGAGGCGGTTCATCGTCCGCCGCATCTGACTTCTTTGTTTCCTTAGATTCCTCTGGCTTATACAGGTCGTACTCGTGCCAGAAATATCCACCTGCTTTGTACTGACCAAGTTTGCTAGTCGCTCCACACTTGCCACATTTGACATTGACGAACGTATGACCCTCCTTATTCTTGTTGGAAGTCAGGTATTTAGCGTCCAGACCAACATCACCACAGTTTGTACATTTCTTGCGTGGACTTGATAGCACAATGGACTTGTGGAGGGTGTCCATTTCGTCCTTTTCGTCTATTTCGAACTGGTACTTTGAACCCCCGATTTGGAAATTTACTTTCGCAATCATTTAGCGTCACCCCCTTCAAGTTTCAATTCTTCTGGATAAACGTCTTTAAGTTTCGGCTCTGGGATAGTTCCACCGTTCAGCATCTTGTACACCTCGAACACTTTCAGAAAATCATCTTGGTCTACTTCCCTTCCGCCAATCTTCATTTCAGTGTGGAGCGAGTAGCCTTTGATTGTTCTGTGGTTTAGATGCAAGATTCCCACGTTTGCCTTGGTTCCAGTCATCTCGTAGAAGGCTTGTTGATAGGCGACTATCTGTAGCTTGTGGCTGTCATAAATTCCGCTACTGGTTTTAAAGTCGATTATCCAAGGCTCATCACCAATTTTGCAGTAGAGGTCTAGCGTTCCGGCATATCCTTTCTCAGACGCCACTGTAAATTCGGTGTTGATAACCTGTGGCTGCACCTCGGCGACCCAATTGACAAATGCAGTAAGCACCTTCTTGTCGTTAGCATTTGGGAACTCATCGAGTAGATTAACGGTCAGACCGTTCAATAGTCGTTCACAGGCGTCGTGGATTTGCGATCCTCGCTCTCCTGCCTTCTCAAGTCGCTCTTGGGCTTTGTCGTTTCCGACTTCACCTATCCAGTGGCGGAGTGCGTAGGGAGTAGGCATTGTTTCCGAGAGTATGGTCGTGACTCCGGGTGTAAACTTTCCATCAACGTAGTAGAAATGTTCGTCGTCAATTTCCTTTTTGACTATGACTGGTTTGTATAGTTTGCTCATACCTTGTTTGACTGGTCAGCTATCATCGTTTCGGTTTCAAGCCATTCCTGATATCTTTCCTTGTCAGCCTTGATTGCCTCATCGAGTTCGTTCTCGGCCATCTTTTGGGCTTCCTGCTCCTCTCGGAGTGCATCGTTCTCAAAATCTAGTTGGCTGTCGTAGTCCATGTTATTTTTCAAAGATTAGTTCGCGCGATTTCTTCCATGCTTCTATTACTTCGTTGTGGCCTTCGCTGTATCCATCTCGTTCACCTATCTTGTAAGCGAGATTTAGTGCGTTCTCTAAATAGTTTTTGATGTTTTCCTTAGCCTGAGAGGTCATCGGATCGTGTAGACACAATCCAATGTAGTTGAGGGTTGTCTTGGCTTCCTTCTTGGGATCAAAAAAGCTCCCCTTTTGGGAAGCTCTCTTGGACGTGGTTTTTGTGTTGGTCATGTCAAGAAAAATCTACACCTTTGTTGCAAATGTTGCAGTATCCGCCAGCGTTCTTGTTGTGTGATCCATGCTCGCAATGTTGTGATTTGAGGTGAGCAGACCAAATGGCGTTATTTCTCTCTTGATTTTCATAGTAGTTCTTCTGCCATCCATCACGAGCTTCTGCTCCGTTTGCCAACTCTTGACATCGTGGACAATTAAGATCGTAATTCTTGAATACTCTTTTGCAAGTATCACTATGTTTTGTTTGTTTGCTGATGTCTGTTCCTTTGGTCATGGTTTATATTGACATAATGATTTAGTGTTGTCAATAGGCAATTTGAACCTAGGACTGAGCAATTTCCATCTGCTTGACTTCCTCTGGATACTTTTTCTCGACGTGGGCTTTGATGGCATAAGCGCGAGGATATTTGATGTCATATTCCAGTAGTAGCTCGTTGAGGGGTTCTTTGTCGATTCTCCAACGACGATAGAACTCCAAGTTTCTATCGGTCTTTTCCTGTGTTGCTATTCCCATTATTTATCAGACTTAAAACCTGAACCCGAACAGTAATCCCAACTGCCATTCGTTAACTTCCGAGCATGAGAGTAGAAAGCCGCACCCCCCTTACCAGAACGTTTTTTCATCACAACATTGTGTACCTCGCAGAGCTTCGTATCAGCTTCGCTATTAGGCGCGAGTTCAGGAGTCGGTCTTAGTGGTAACGGTCTCTCCCAAGATGGTTCGAACCTAGGATCATCGGCCATGATCTTGGCGGTGTCGGCGGTTATCTTTAGTCCTTCGTGGAACTGAACCTTATAAGAAGGATCACGCAATGTCGCTGTGGCGCGAAATCCATGCACCCAAAAGGTTAGGGTAAATGATGTAGGGGATTCGGGTTGTTCGACACTCAACGGAACTTCGGCGCTCATGAGGTATGATACAATACGCTTCTATAGTGTTGTCAAGAGGTGATTTGTGCGACATAAAGGCGAAGGGTCTGTTTACTGGTCAAAATCTCAAAAGACTTGGGTCGGTAAGATCACCTTGCCTGATGGCCGACGCATCAGTAAACGCAACAAAGACAAACAGATAGTCAAGGATTGGTTGTTCGAGCAGCGCAGGGCCATTGACGAACATCGTCTGCCTCCAGATGGGTCTGTCACTTTCAATGAGTTTGCTGATCGATTCCTCGAGGATGTCGCCAAACACACAATGAAGGAAAAGACCGTCGTGTCTTATGAGTCCTATTTACGACTTCACATCAGGCCCACGTTCGGGCGTATGAAGCTCTCGGCTATTGCGCCTCACCACATTCAACGCCTGTACTCTCAGAAGTTGTCTGACGGACTGTCTAAGAAAACTGTCTTACATATTCATACATATCTTCGCCGAGTGCTGAATCAAGCCGTTAAGTGGGAGCTGATTTATCGCAATCCCTGTAGTTCAGTGACTCCACCAAAAGTCGATAAACATTCCCCTTCTGTTTGGTCGATAGAACAAGCGCAAACATTTCTTCGAGCCACGCAAAGCCATAAGTGGTACGCAATCTATCTGATTGCGCTAACCACTGGAGCGAGGCGTGGCGAGATCTTGGGTATGGAGTGGAAGAATGTCAACTGGGCGCGAAACACTATCTCCATCCAAAAGACCGTCGTTGAGGTCAAAGGGGTTGCCAAAATCTCTGACCCAAAGACCGCGACATCACGTAGAACCATCTCGCTCCCAACTGTTGTGATGGATCAGCTGAAACGTCAAAGCAGCAACAGTGGATTCATATTCCAATCAGAAGCGGGGACTCCAGTGCATCCCAGAAATCTGCTACGGCACTTCTACTCGGTGCTTGATGATCTGTCTGTACCACGTATCCGCTTCCATGATCTAAGACATACGTGCGCTACGTTGCTGTTTGCTGATGGGGTACATCCTAAGAAAGTTCAAGAGCTTTTGGGCCATGCGTCCATTGTTCAGACTATTGACACCTACACTTCGTACATTCCAGCCCTTGACAGTGAAACTGCTGACAAGATGGACGCGATATTTAATTGACTATCCGACCCTCATACCGACCCACTTAAATGCTCTGATCTAGGGCTTAAATAGGGTTTAATACTCTTAAACAAAGGTAATGGAATTGTCCTCATAACCCGGAGGTCGTAGGTTCGAATCCTACCCCCGCGACTAAAGACACAGGAACCCCCATCGCGGGGGTTTTTTGTTTCCCCGTCCTGCCGGAAGCGATACTCTGGCCCGCGTCGGCCGATT